AAAATTTATTAGAGAATGAGTATTCTAGACCTTGGATGGCAGATTGGGCATTAGCAGAAGCAAAAATGATGCTCGGTGAAGCAAGAAGTAAATATACTTCAGGCTTACCAGGGCCACAAGGTTCAGTGCAATTAAATGGCGAGGCTTTAAAGCAAGAGGCCATGACTGAGAAAGAAAGATTACTAACGTCAATAATTAATATGGAAGAAGGAAATAAAAATTACGGCTTTGTTATAGGATAAATGAACACAATAGGATTATTAGGTAATATAGGATCAGGTAAAAACACCGTAGCACAATACTTGGCAACTAAAGGTTGCATTCCAACTTCATTCGCAGGCCCACTAAAAGACTTATGTGCAAATGTATTTGGCTGGGATAGAGATTTACTAGAAGGTGAAACAGACGAAAGCAGACAGTTTAGAGAAACTGTTGATATGTTTTGGAGCAAAAAATTAAGCATATCTAATTTTACACCTAGATTAGCATTACAATTAATAGGCACAGATGTAATGCGTAATCATTTCAATGAAAACATCTGGATCAGCAGTTTAGAATACAGAGTTAAAAAACTACATCATCAAAACGAGTGTGTTGTTATCAGTGATTGTAGATTTCAAAACGAAGTAAAAATTATACAGGCTATGAATGGCACAATTATTCTTGTTGAAAGAGAAGAAAAACCAGAATGGTATGACATTGCTCTAAAGGCCAATCAAGGCGATGCAGTAGCAAGGCATATAATGAATAGAGATTTCAAACAGATTCACGCCAGTGAATGGGATTGGATCGGCTGTCACATTGACTTTACTGTAAAAAATAATAGCACAAAAGAAGAACTTTTTGAACAAATAGATCAAATATTAGAAAAACTTCCAACAAAACCAGAAATATTCACTGAAAATACCATAGAGATAATTTAAGGTCTTATTTATCATTTTTCCTAAAAATTACTGAATAGTCATTTTTATAATACCACGATTATTGCATTTTTTAATAAATACATGTAACCAAACAAGGTATTATAGGAGAAAAATATGGCAACATTAGTATCACCTGGTGTAGACATTTCAGTATCGGACGAATCGTTTTATTCGCCCGGAGGTCCTGGAACAGTACCTTTGATTGTGATCGCAACAGCAAAGAACAAATCCAACCCAGACGGATCAGGTCTAGCACCTTATTCCAAAACTGCAACGGATAATCAACTTTACTTAATCACAAGTCAAAGAGAATTGTTACAGCAATACGGAAATCCACAATTCTACAGCACAGGAGGAACTCCACAACATGGTTACGAATTAAACGAGTACGGTTTATTAGCCGCACACAGTTTTCTAGGTCTGGCTTCAAGAGCATACGTTCTTAGAGCAGATGTAGACTTAGATGAATTAAAACCATTGTCAAGTGCACCGTCGGAATCCCCGGCAAATGCAACAATATGGGTAGACTCAAGTGCTACTAAGTGGGGTATCTTTACATATGACACATCTGGGACTATTTCCAAGTATGTAGAAAAAACAGACCCTAAGATTTTTTCAAAAGATGAAATTACTGCCGGTGGCGTACCAAAACCATCAGTAGGTAAAACTGGAGACATTGGAATCTTAGGTATAGATCAAAACGGTAAAGCAACAGCAGAAGTAGTATATTTCTACAAAGCATCATCTGTATGGCATGAGTTCACAGATGCAAGTACATTCCAATCAAACACTGGTAAAGACTGTCAGTTTGTTACACATTTAAACAGACCAACTGCACGAAAAGATAGTAGTGCTCTTCAAAGTGGTGATTTAATTGTACAAACAACATCAGCCGCAAGTGGATTAAAATATGGACTTAAAGTTTATAACACATCTACTGCTTCATGGGTCAGTACAACAGCAGAAGGTTATGCCAATTCAGCAAGTGCTTATGCAAGTACAAGTATTGGTGCTACACCAAATGCAGGTACTTTCTTTGTAGAGTACGATTCAGGTAATAAACTTGATTCAGATGTACATGGTAGATTTGCTTTAAGAAGACATAATGGTCAAAGCAGTTTACAAGTACAAAGTTCAGCCGCACTAAGCGACACAGCAATATCACAACAAACTGGTGGGTCAGATTACGGCATCAGATTGAAAATTAATAATAGTGCATCAAACATTGATGTTAAATTTAATACTGATACAAGTGGCGACGGTAATGTAAGTGTTGACGACATGGTTCAAGATATAAATGATGCATTAGCATCAGGAAGTGCTACAAATGTTGTAGCATCAAATGTATCAGGAAAAATTACATTAGTAGCAAGTGACGGTAAAGACATTGATGTTTTCAATGGTAATGTAGGTGGTGTAGCATTTAACGTGTTCACAAACTTAAACATTGCTACTGGTAATTACAGTAACTTTAAAGTTGCAGACGTAACTGGAACAGTTGCAACAATTGATAGTAAAAACTATGAATTTGGTACTACTGCACCAGTAGGTGACTTAATAACAGGTAAACTTTGGTATGACAGTAGTTCAGCAGTTGACATTTGGTACAACAAAAATGTTGGCGGAACTGCAACATGGACAAAATACTCAGCAGACTACGATGTAAACGTAGCGGCGAGTGAGCCTACAACACAAAGCGATGGCGGTTCTTTAGTGGACGGCGACCTTTGGGTTGATTCAGATGATTTGGAAAACTATCCAAAAATTTACAAAAGAAAATCAAGTGTATGGATACTAGTTGATAACACAGACCAAGTGTCTGCAGACGGTATTCAGTTCTTAGATTTAGCATCATATGGTTCAGCATCTGTTGACGCAGACGCAATAGCACCAGCAACAGTACCATTTGGTATTTTAGCATGGAACTTTAGAGCCAGTGGTAAAAACGTTAAGAAATACTACACATCATATGCATACAGCGGTGGAACATTAACTAATGTATGGGTAAGTGAGTCAGGCAATAAAGCAGACGGTTCACCTTACATGGGTAGAAAAGCACAGAGAAAAGTTATTGTACAATCATTGCAGGCCGCAATAGCAAACAATAGCGAAATAAGAAGTGAAGTTAATTTCTATAACTTGATTTCCTCTCCTGGATATCCAGAATTAATAGATGAGATGGTTACTCTTAATACAGATAAGAAAGAAGTCGCATTTATTGTTGCTGATAGTCCAATGAGATTGAAATCAGATGCAACAAGCATGAAAAATTGGGCAACCAATGCCAATAACGCAAGTGAAAACGGTGAAGATGGACTTATTACAAGTAATCCATACGTTTCAGTACACTATCCATCAGGTTTAACAACAAACTTAGATGGTGCTAGTGTGGCTGTACCGGCTTCACATATTGCATTAAGAACATTTGCATTCAATGACAATGTGGCATATCAATGGTTTGCACCAGCAGGGTATCAAAGAGGTATCGTACAAAACGCAACTAGTGTCGGTTATGTAGACGGAACAGCAGGCGAGTTTGTTCCAGTTTCACTTAACAATGGACAAAGAGATACACTTTATGCAAATAAAGTTAATCCAATAGCAAACTTCCCAGGAAGAGGCTTAGTTGTATTTGGGCAGAAAACTCTTAACCCAACTGCAAGTGCATTAGATAGAATCAACGTAGCAAGGCTTGTAAACTATATTAGATATCAATTAGATATCGCAGTTAAGCCTTTCTTATTTGAACCAAACGATGGAATAACAAGATCCGGTGTAAAACGAGTTGCTGATCAATTATTATCAGAACTAGTTACACTAAGAGGTTTATTTGACTTCATTAGTGTTTGTGATACCACAAATAACACACCTGCAAGGATTGATAAAAACGAATTATACTTGGATATAGCAATTCAGCCAACTAAAGCAGTTGAATTTATATACATTCCGATTAGAATTCAGTCAACACTTGGTCAAACAGGCTCAGAATAAGATTATTCTAAAAATTATAAAGGGTGGATTTTTCCACCCTTTATTTTTGGCCGAAAAGAGATAAATAAATGCAATAGCATGTATAACATGTGATTAGGAGATCGAAAGATGGCAGTAACAAAAGATAAATTTGGTGTACCTATTGAAGGTGCTCGATTAGGTATCTTACAACCTAAACTCAAATACAGATTCCGTGTACTCGTAACTGGATTTGGAGCAGGTGGTAGAACCGATGAGTTCACAAGTAACATCGTGAGTGTAACTAGACCAACATTTAATGTTGACGAAGTTGAAGTTCACAGTTATAACTCTCGTGCATATATATCAGGTAAACATCAATGGGAAGCGATTAATCTCAGTTTAAGGGATGATATTACTAACCAAGTTTCCGCTTTAGTCGGTCAGCAAATCCAAAGACAATTTAACCATTTCGAACAAACTACCGCAGTTAGTGGTGGAGACTACAAGTTTGATATGCTTATCCAAGTCTTAGATGGTACAAATGCTGAGCCAACAGAGCAATGGGAACTAGAAGGATGTATGCTACAACAGGTTAACTATAGTGATCATTCATATGATGCCAGCGAAATTGTTCAATTAGACTTGACCGTCAGATACGATAACGCGGTACATGTGGCTGGACCTAATACACTCGGTGGTAAAGTTGCCGCAGGTGATCCATTCCCATTAGTATCACCACTACCAGCAACACCAGGCACTGGAGTATAATTTAGGCCTATTCTATAGGGAGAACCGATGGCAAAATTCTGGAAAGAGTTAATCGGCGGACAAGTTAAAAACGGGATTTATGTAGCCGGACCTAGACACGCAAGTAGTAAACTTGGTAGTTTTAGTTCCGGTAACCCCCCTCGCTTGCCGTTTCAATATATAGTTCATTTTGAACTAAACCCCACATTGCAGGCATTGTTTTTAAACACGACTGGGCCTTTTGATTTAGCACAAATGGTTAAAACAATAGACATGCCAACTATGGCTGTGACTATTGAAAAAAGACCAAAATATAATAAAAATGTTCCAGTAATTCTAACAAAAGAGTTCAAGCCGTTTAATGTAACGGTACATGATGATGTATCAAGCACATGGCAAGAACTATGGCAAGTATATTATAACTATCATTTTACCGACGGTAGACATACTCAAACAACACCAGGTATTGCAAGTGGTCAAATACAAGACTGGAATAGTGTCGTACATAATAGTAAATTAATAAGACACGAAGGCGACCACATGAGTCAATTTGATGGCATAGACATGCATGATGCAAAAAATTCACAATTTTTTAATAATATTCATGTATATCAAAT